AATGAGTTTTCTTCTATATTAAAAAATCCCCATTCATCGTGTTCAAAAAAATCTTGAGCTTTTTCGTTTGGAAAGGTTAAGTCATTTAATGACGCGTGGAAAACTGCAAATTTATTTTCTTCGTCCATATTATAAGAAGTTAAAAACTTTACATCTTTTTCATTTAAATCTATCAAGGTCTCTTCGTAAACTTCTCTTATGGCTCCTACTTTTGGATCTTCCGATGCTTCGATTAATCCGCAGGGCATAGACCAATATCCTTGAAAGCTTGCCGCAAAAGAACTTCTTCTGCCGAGAAGAATGAGTTTTCCAAAAGTTAAAATAATTCCTGCCGCTTTATACATCTAAAAAATCATCTAGTTTTTGTTTGTTTTCCCAGTGCGGACAGCCTTCATAATTCATTTTTACAATTTCGTCTCCATCTTCAGGTTCAAGGTCGTGTCTCGAATCAACAAATGCAGTTTTTTTAATTTTCCCTTCGGAATCTTTTAAAGCATAGTATTCCATAGGCTTGCGATATGGACAAATAAAAGCTTTTATGGGTTCTCCATTTTTATCTAAAATCGGTTCGCCTTTAGACATTTTATATCCATCTTTTCCGCAGGCTAAGGGGCCGCCAAACGTTCCATCTTTAGGAAAATCTTGTAGAGCTGCAAAATTTGATTTAGCAGTCTCTTCATCAAAATTATCTAAGTATTCTTGAAATTGAGTTAGTTGATATTCAAAACCCTCAAGCTCTTCTTGGGTAATCTTATCCATTTTTACATAACCTTTTCCATAGTTTCCAAGCAAGTCTTTATCTAAGTCAAATCTTAAAAACAAAAATTCGCTTTGTGGATTTGTTTCAGGCATAAGATGTTTAACTGCCAAACAATAAATTAAGTTTTGTAAATTATCTGTTATATCTTTACCTTTAAAAACTGATTTGCTACTTTTGAAGTCTCTGATGATTACAGAGTTATCTTTATAGACAAACAGTTTATCGATATAACCTCTTATTGCGTATCTTACATTTTTCTCAGGTTTATTTATTTCGAGGTCAAAAAATTGCTCAGACTCCGCCTTAACAGGTTTATCTTCGATGTCTCCAAAAAAATCACACCTCAAGCCATTAACTATCATTTCGTCAATCAATTCTAGGTTTTCAGAATCATTTACAGATAGTTCTTCAGCTTCTTTTTTTACTTGAGATGCTACAGCTTTAGTGTTCCATATTGTGCCATCTTCTATAATTTGATTAAATTCTTTTTTATGTTTAGTTCCCAATAACTCAAATACATTGTGGCAAATAGTTCCTCTGCTTGATCCGTCATTGCCTGTATCTGGGAGTTTTAATTTATAATTGCACCAATATGTCCAGCTGCATGTTTGCGCGGTTTTAATTCTACTTGCGGAAAGTTTTGTTAATTCACTCATCTAATAATATTGATTGGTTTTTTAATAAGGATTTCGGCAAGTGTTTTTGTAATTTTGTAATTTTTTCTAAAATAAATTTTTGCTGTTCTTTTGGGTTTATTGATAATAGTTTTTTTTCCCACTTTTTAAAATCTTCTTTATTCATTTCTCCGAAATCTTTTGCAGTTGGAAGACATATAGATATATTCTCAGGGCTATAATAATTTAATAGCTTCAGATAATTTTTTATACTAGCTTCTAAACCCCTGTTTCTTTCTGAGGAAGCATCATTGTTTAACCCAAGAATAATTCTTGGATTGTTTATTGATAAAGTTGCGCAAATTAATTTACTTGATACATCAAGACCAAAAGTTACTAAAACATTATGATATCCAAATTCATTAAGTTTAAGTAGGTCCCCAATACTCTCAACAAATATTACATAGCCTTTGGATTCAATTTCTTGTTTGGTTTTGTCGTTTGTATATAGTGGGTATATCCATGATTTTTTACGACCTACATGCTTCCATTTCGGCCTGCCTTCTATAGTAGTCATATCTCTTCCTGAGAAACCGTGTATTTGTCCGTGTTCATTGTAAATCGGGAAAACAAATCTTTTATTAAGTTTTCCGTTTGTTGCGAATCCACCTTTTAGGTTTTTAAGATTTTCCGAACTGATACCTTTATCATTGTAAAATTTATAATGAGGTAACAATTTTTTAAGACATTCTTCTGGGTATATTTCTTCCATTTCTAATTTTTCTGAATTTTGTATTCTGTTGTATGTATCTCCAAGATTATCTTCATCAATAAATTTTTTAACTTCGCTTTTATCATTGGTTCCAAGAGTAATTTCCACTAATCTCTGAAAAGGAGAGAAGGATGAATTTTGTACGTGATCTTTCCATACTCCGGTATTTTTATAGATTTGTATAGCAGTTTTATTGTCGCCATTTCTGAAAATAGCATTAGTCTGCCAATACGAGCCTCTGTCGGATAATTTGTAACCCAACTCAAGTAGGGAGTCTTTTATTTTTTCTGGACTCATTAGATATTTGGGATTTCATCGGTCATGCCTTCGAGCAAGCCAACGCCTTCAGAGTCCATATGCTCAACCATATCTTGAAGATCTCCTCTTTCTTCAATATTAAAATTTTCCATATGCAAGTTGATGTAATTCTTTTTCTTGCTTCCGTCAGGCATTTCGATAGGCTGTAAAGCTCTATGCACATCTTGACCTAACCATCTGTATTTTAATGAAATGAATTTATGAGTGCCGAAACCTTCAGGTTCTGATTGGATTTCGTCCATGGTTTTTTGCCGAAGTAAAAACAAGTGAGAGCAGAACTGAGTGATTTGGTCAGATAGGGATACAATACTTTCATCATCTACCACATTTTCAGATCTTCTGTTATTTGTAATTCCTAACCTATTACTTTGAACACTAGTCAGCATTGAGATAGTTGGTCCATCAGAAAAGCATAATTCTTTATTTATTAACTGTTTAAATTTATCAACCATTCTGCCCACAACTTCCCAAGAGCTAGATCCATTTTGTCTTTCGTAAGTTGTTTTAATGTAGTCAAAGCTAAATATCATCTTATTACCTCGCCCAACTTCAGAAAAATAAAATCTTCTGATAATATTCAACATACTGTCTATGCTGTGACCTGCAACATTGTAATAGTAAAACTTTAAGTTTTTTATTTTAAGCCAAGTATTTCTAACTTTATCTACAATTTCTTGCCCAGCCTGCCTCCATCTTCCGGTTTCAAGTAAATGCATTGGTACTCCAGATAGAGCGGAGCATTGGCGAACAATCAATTCTTCTTTGCTCATTTCCCCGTTATCAAAATGAAGTATTGGCACATTATTGTTTAAGCTTGAAACTTTTGTGCAGAAATCCATACAAAATTGAGTCTTACCTACTCCAGCTCTTGCAACAACTACTGTTATATTTCCTGGTCGTAAAAGCGAGCCATAAAGCTGATTAACTCTTTCGTGAGGCCCCATTAAGCCAAATTGATCAATTGGATTATTACCTCTTTCTTCAATAAAATTTTCCATATCATCAAAAAGATTTTCAGGTTTATTCGATCCAATTTCATAGAGATTGACTTTACCGTTGTGTATTTTATCTGCCTGAGACACAATCTCATCAAAAGATGCGCTTGATGCAATTGTTTTCATGTTTTTTGCGACCTCTAGAGATGCATCGTGAATCTCTCTCCTAACAGTCATTTTCTTTAATTCTTGAGCAGTTTTAACTACGCCATCTTTTGATATCTGTCTTAATGATAAAGCCTTAATGTAGTCCGCGATATTAATATTGTCTTCGAATGATATATTTAAAGACTGAACTCTCTGAGCTAATAGCACTTCATCTAAAGAGTCTCCTTGTTCTAGGGCTTGCCGCAAGATAGAGAAAATTGTTTTATTAACTATCGAATGTTTGTCGTAAAAATCGCCTTGATCTATAAATGCTGCGATTAGTGGATATGTTTCTGGGTACTTTATCAACCCAGATAATAAGTGTTGTTCTATTTCGTATGAGTATACCATGTTCTAATGGTATCACTAATACGTTTTGAAGTCAAGAATTTTCTTCGTCAGTTGGAAAATCAATACTCAAATCTTGGCAGCTCATTTGCTCTAAGTATTGTTCAAGAGCTTTCCTTAGTCCCATTTCTACGATAGGAGACTGGGTCTTGGTTATTATTGATGGAGAACCTTCTTGGTTGACATATGCCAAGACAAAGCCGCTATCTCCATCTGTAAATCCACTAAATTCAAACAATTGACGTAATATATTATCTGGTAAATTAAATTGACCTAAATTTTCTGGATCAAGATTTTCGTCATTCATATATATTATAATACACTATTTATAGAATGACTCCATGTTTCTTGAAAAAAACTTTATTTAATTCTTCTGTAGAGTATATTTCTATCAATTGAATGTCATTGATTTCGCAGAATTTTAATTTATCTCTATCTCTGGAAAGTTGATTAATATAGTTAATTCTATTGCCTCCATGAAAGAAGGGTACATATCTTGTATGTTGTGCGCCTTGAACTTCTATTGCTATTTTTTTATTAGCATTATAAAAATCTAAAGATAGTTTTGTGCCTGCAACAGGAAATTCTTCGAAAACGATATGATGTCCCCAAAAGTCTTGAAGGAATTGTTTGGTTTCAAACTGAATATTACTTTTGCTTTTGGCTTGCCAGTCTATCAAATAGTTTTTCGATTTCTTTACGCTTCGGATTGCACCGTTTAATGTCTTAAAGCGCATTTGTTAATTTTTGAAAATCTTCGTAGAGGAAATTGCAGAGGGTTTCGTTTTCTTCTAGATATTCAATCAGTTTAGGTTCTCCTTGTATTTTTTCAATCATTTCTACATCTTTTTCCTTAAGTTCATTGATAAAATCTTCTGACACAGTAATCCAAGCGCCTTTCTTTTCTATAAGATTAAAAAGATATAACATATCCAATATCTCTCTGGCTCTCCATACTGAGTTGCCATTTTTCTGACCATATTTAATTGGGTATTTTACCCCAGAACCTGTTTTTTCATTGACACTTTTTCTGAATTTTATTTTACAATAATGTCCTGCAGGACTGCCTTTATCTTCAAGCTTAGCTGCTGAAGGGTTTGGAAAAATAATATCTGAATTATACCTTTCTTCAAACTCTAATATAAAGTTGGCGTAGTGCTTGATTGCGTTTCCACCTGCTTGCTTAACCTTTGGTCCGCCTCTAGATGCATATGGATTTGTAGCTACTTCTACGCGGACTTGACTGGTTAAAATCATTGTGTGCCCCATTTTTGTAATAGGTAGAACCATTTTCTTTAAAAACACAGAAGTGATTAAAGCTCCTCCTGCTACCTGCTCTGATTCTGCAAATGGTTTATCTATGTCGCCTATTCTGCATAATGCATCTACGCTATCAACGATAAACATATACCTTTTATCTTCTTCATTATGAAAGACTAACTCTCTTATCAATTCGAAAACTTTTTCAAAAATATTACAATCAAATACAAAAAATTTTTCTGGGTCAGTGTCAATCCCAGATCTCTCTATCATCTCTGGACTAAATCTGCCTTCACTTTTTATGTAGATAATCATTCCTTTATCTTTAAAATGCTTCTGAAAGTTTCGAGCAAAAGCCATCGCGCAACTAGTTTTTCCACCCTCATTAATGCCTGTAAATCGATGCGCTCCGCTAGGGAGTCCTCCTCCTAATGCTATATCAAGATTTAAGCTTCCGCTGGAAATTTTGTAATCTTCAGATTCGTGAAAGTTATAGTGGTACTTTTTATTGTCTTTATCTGAAAGAAAGCTTGCGATTTGATCTGTTGTACTGATTTGTTTTTCTTTTGTTTTACTCATCTATAAATTGTCTAATTGATTTTGGTTTTTTCGATAAAATTTTATCTTCTCCAGTTTTTTCGCCAAGAATAATATCTTGCCTTGGGGGTATGACATAATTGAATTCATTGTACTTTTTGCGCAGCAGAGTTATTCCATTGGCTGCTTTAAGTA